GGGTTTCAATGTGCAATTCATTACACGTTCAGTTCCATCTTGTTTAGTAAAGGTAACTGTAGTACTTTCATTAATTTTAAGCATTCCAGTTAACCATTTGGTAAACTTATTCCATTCCTTATCACCCCAATCTTTAGTTGGTTGATAAGGGGCTGCTAATACTTCAAGTGTTTCCATTTTCTTGTTCTTCCCATGTAGTGAAAAAGTTTTTCATTTTTGTTTCGTTATCCCAAGAATTGGTATAATCATTGTCTTGGTCACATAATGCTAATGCTTCCTTTTTAGTTACTACACGATGACTAACAATCTGTTCACCCAAATGTTCTTGGCTAAACTCTTTGGCTTCTTCCATTGTTACAGTATCCAATGCCCATAGAGTTTTATCTTTACCTTGTTCATCAGTACCAACCGGCACTTCAACCATATAACGTTGACGGAATGTACTTACACATTCAACCAATACCCATTGTGTCTCTTCGGATACTTTCTTAGTGATACTATATGAACCGTCTTTATTATCTTTCCAGTTCAACACATCACCAATTTTGTATCCATTTGATTCCATTACTTCGTCCGGCAATGGAAGAATCAAGTCACCTGATTCTGGATCTTTTTGCAATGTAGCAACCCAAGAGGTGTCACCTGTCTTAACCCAACCGGGTTCAAGATTACTTGGTTCAATTTTAGTTTCAATTTTTTTAGATTTCTTACCCATGATATTTCCTTAATTAATTAACATACGAACAAGACCAACACAATCAATAGCAACTAGCAATAGATAGTTAGCTACCATACCAAATGATTTACGACTATAAGCAGACCAGCCGAACATAATGCATTGACTAATAAAAATAGGATACAGAATGAGAAGAGGCGGAGTTGGTACTGTGAGCGCCATAACAATCGCACATGAGATAGATAAAGCCCAAGCTGTAACTTCAATGACAAAACGAAAAGGGTTTGTTGAATAGTCATGTTTGATATAGCTGGCTATATATGTATATAATAAAAATAAATTCATTACGAATAATATCAGATATTCGTAAGAATTTCAATTAGTTTGGCACTAGTGCTTGCTTATAGCAATTGCAGTATGAATCTAGTATATATTGAAAATGATATCCTACAGGAGGATAAACTTGTTGAACAATTACAGGCTGTTGTACTATCACAGGTTCTGGTTGTCTATTTTGATTTGCTATAATTATTCCAGCAACACCGCCAATAACCAATGGTGCAATCCAATTGTCATTATTACGATAAACTATTGTGGGTCCGCGATATTGTTCATGCCAACGAGGACCGCATGCAGGATGACGATGATCAATACCCCAACGACAATCCATATCAGCAACTGCCATTGTGCTAAATGCTAGTGCCAATACTACAAAATTAAACTTTTTCATATAATATCTCCTATATGTATTTAACGTGATAGGTTACGGTCATGTTCAGCAATTACATTACGCAACAATATCTCAACCATTTCGTTCAATGTGATATCACGCTTGTGTGCTTCTAGGCATAACTTAAGCATGGTATCATTATCCAAATCAATGGGCACTTGAATGCGAGTATCAAAAGATTCACCATCAAACATCTTACGTGCTTTGTCAAGGAAATCTTCTTCAGTTTCCAAATCAACCCACTTTACATCATCCCATGCTTCACTAGGATCAATATTGCGATTTTTTGCCTCAAGGTTGTATGCTTCACGATAAGCTGGATCAATATAGCGATAGGGCTTTGGTTCAGCAGCACCATAAGCATCAACTACCGGACTAACATTCACTTCATAAACTCTTTGAGTTACTGTATCAAAGATTACAGTTCCATGTGCATATTTGCTAGTATAATCAATACTCCATGGTCTAGGATAGCAAGTCCAAAGATACTCACTTCCACTAGTGATTTTATGTTGAAATGTGTTGTTAACTTCACTTAGCTGCATTTTCTTTTCCTTGGTAATGATTAAGAATCGGTTCAATATCGTTATTATATATCTGTTCCATTTGTTTGTAAAGCGTTTTGGCTTCCTGCTCTGTTATACCACTTGACAAAGACTTGTCACTTTCTTCTTTACGCAACCCAAAATCATGTCGGTATGTATAGCACATACCTATGATAATTTGTTCTTTTGTTTTCATAGTTTTAATAGGGCCCACATTGTAGTCTTTTCCAAATCATTTTGAAATTCTGGATAAACTGTTTCCAGTTCATAATTGCCAATTATTTTATAACCTTTATCTGTTTTTTCTCTAATCAATTTATCTAAGTCCCATCCTTCACGATCTATTTTGGTTTGAAGTTTTTTACCACGACGGCCCCAGAAAATCAATACTTTAGGACGAATTCCTGTTCTATCTTCTAAGTAAATAGCACCCCACACTTTGTCCGCGCCATCACGATTGTTCCAACCAATAAATTTATAGTTCATCATTCACACTCTTGAACACTAGTCTTAAATTTAAATTATATAAATCACTTTTTGAATCTTGGCATTTGCCTGTAATTGCCTGCATATTGTAAACTGTCATTTTCCAAAAAGAGCAACAAACTCTCCAACTGGTCAGCAGGATGTTTAACGATTTCTGCATGTTCAGGTTTGTCAAACACTAAGAGATACAAATTATTTGTTCTTTCATTAATTTGCGGCTTAAAAATATATTCTAAATCTTCTAAAATCATAGTTCTTCTCCGTAAAAATGTTCTCTAATATTAATTATTAAATGTTTGTGTAAACACTCGCCCGCGATAGCTAAATGTAACTATTTCACCTTGTTGAACTTGTACAGGAATGTATCTACACACTTGTCTTTGTTCTATTCTAGCCGGTTCACGACCAACTTCATTACCAATAGCACCGCCTATCAATGCTCCGATAACAGTTCCTGCCAACTGGTCATTACGATTGCTTCCCAGTGTACTTCCCAGCAAGCCGCCGGCCACGGCTCCAATAGTTCCAGATCCAGAACTACTTTCTCGGTGAATTTCTTGTATTTGACATTGTTGTTGTTGCACCGTAACAAATCTAGGTTGTACGTTTACTATATAGAGGTCTTGTGCTGTCACTGACAACGGAAGGGCCAATATTATTGTTAATAATTTTTTCATCTGAGTCTCCTAATTATGAGTAATCTTTAAATAAACTGTCTGTCGGCAATCATGGCTTCAAAAGTTGCCCAAAGTTGTTTGAATTTGAATTCATATACACCTGCTAAACTGGTCATATCTGCTACATTAGCACCTTGAGTTTCCATCATGAGAATCTCATCAGTGATCTTCCAGCAGTCCAATATTTGTTGTTCTAAATCAAATCTATCAGTCATTTTTAATTCCTAAGGTTTGTGGGCTATGATCCAATCTATCACTCTTTAGTTCAGAATAAAAGGCTGCATCTTCATCCGTGATTGTAACACACAAATCACTGTGTGTCAAATCGTAGTCTGTGAATTGGTGATTCTCACTATACACCCGAAATATCACATCATGGCCTGTACGTAGTAAATGTCCAGTGACACCATTGGCTGGTGTAATTGTCATAATATCCTCTTCTATTATTGCGGCGTGATTCATTCTGTATACGTCCTTTTATCTATGTTAAAACGATATGCTATGTATAAAATACCCAAGATAAAATACCCAAGATAAAATACCCAAGCTATAACCTAATGCTAATCCCAAAAAGAAATTCATTCTTTAATTCCGAAAGTGTTCAATGCTGGTTGCAATGTGTTAATCAATTCTGTTTCACGAGCATGAGCAGGACGCTTGCCACGCACAATCTCAATCACCCCGAATATAAAACGCTCGGCGCCACGCTCACGCAATGCACAAGACAAACCCCAATTCTTCTGCTCAGTCAATGCCCGTTGCATATGCTTTTGCATACGACGGTTCAATGTCTTACGCACATTTCCTGCGAAAGATACAGCAGTCAAACCAATGTAGGATTCAAGTGTCACATTATCTTGTATAAAGTATAACACTTGATTACGATCAGTTCTACGTTTGCGGGTGATTTTCAAGTTCATAAGTGTATTATATACTGAAAACCATTTAATGTCAAGTTAGTAATTACTCACAAAATAAACAATTTACGGGATGAAATTGAATTTTGCTATATGAAATGCTTATTTTTTGAGCAATTTGTAGTGTTGTATTTTTACAACGGAGTAGCCGAAAATTTTTCGGGGGATTCTGAAATATACTCATAATTGGTAGTATCTATGTTTTCTCTGAAAACGATAGCCCCGTTCTTTAAATGAAAACGACGGGCCAAATTAGTTTTAGGACTTAGTGTCACAAATCTAGTAACGCTAGGATATTGTGCTTTAATTCCCTTTACAGCTTGTATAAGCAATTCTGCACCTTTGCCACTTTTGTAACTCCAAATAGTATAAAATATAGCCGTTGTGGGCACTTGAGCAGTTTTCTTTAAATCTTCTATTCTTTCGGGAACAAAGTCATGAAAGCTAACACATACCATTGCCTCTGGTTGATGTTCTTCATCAGTTAGTGCAGCAACAACCCTGCCGTCGCTAACTCTAAAATCAGTAGATATTTCAGGACGAACAGGATCGTCTTTTATAAAACTTAATAATGTGTGTGAAAGGTCTGTGATAAATTGAAACATGATACTGCTATTTATACGTATATTATAAAAACACAAATTTTATCCAAAAAAATAGGACCCGAAGGTCCTATTTTGATTTACATATGATTATGCATACATGATTTCAATAAACCCTTCTTCATGTGTGGGCTCTTCCCATCCATCAATCATAGTACGTACAACATACTCGGGAATGTTCTTACCAGGGCGACTTGCTAACCGCTTTGCTAGTTCTTCACTTTTAGGAGTACGAAACACCACAGCGATATGTTCATAGTCAGGCAACATATTAAACTTCTTCTTACGGCTTTTAACTGTTGTAGAAGTTTGATCCCAAATTATATCACGGCTAGCTTCTCGTGCTACTACAACTTCATCAACCATTAGTTCAATTGCAATAGGCATATATTCGTTGAATACTTCGTTATAAGTCTTTCCCATATCTCGTGCATATATTTCTACCCATGTATCTGTAGAAATATATGCACACTTATCTGCCCACTCTTGATGAGCAACCCAAGTGCTTTTACCTGAGCCGGGTACTCCAATTAATTGATAACATTTAGGCATATTAAATATCTTTTTCCCAACCAAATTTCATACCGCGCCAGTTGTTTGGCTCAGTCTTTTCGTTAGCATCATAGGTCCATCCAAGAACCTTCATCATCTTGTGCTTGACCATTAAGTTAGGCTGACGTACTGCATGAGTATCCTCAAAGCCCATCATAACGCCAACTTCGGTCACGGCTCCACTACGACAAATTCCAGCAGTGCAATGTACAATAACATTCATGTCATTGTCCTTTGCATGTTGTAGCAAACGAACAAGTTCAATTGCCTGTGCATCACTAACTTTCCAATCTTCTTCCATTGAATAGTCATTGGCTTCAATGTCAAGGAACTCAAAATTGTGTCGCTCTTTGAAGTTGTGTTTGGCTTCGGGCTTCCAACCTGCTGGATCAGTAATGCTAATTAACATACTATTCGGTCCCGGATCATTATACCACATGCCGCTACTGATATCAGTTGCAGCACAATTCTGAATAAACATTATATCACCTATTCTTTAATTTATCAATCTCGTTTGCTGCTTCTTCTAACAGGTCAGCAATACGATCTGGTTTACCTTCAGTTACACTTTTGCGGCCTTGAATCTGTCTGCGAATCTCTGCCCGCTTACGCAAACGAAATACTAGACTTTGTTGTTCTACGGGCAAGTGACTTTCATCATTTGCCATGTGTTCCTCAAATCGGTCAAATTCCTCGTTCATATTTAATTTAGTTTTTATCATGATGTCCTTTAATTTCACCCTTCATTGCGTCTTTGATAGCATCTTCCATACTAATTGCAATCATACCAGTAGCATCTATTCCCATATCACGACAGCGAAACTTTTCCATTCCACTTTCGCCACCATGCAGGTGACCGTGAAAATGTACAGCACCGCGGTGCATCTGGTCCCATTCTGCAATAGGGTAATGAAACATCACAACTTTAGTTCCATTGTAGTTGATGTCCAAATACTTGTGTACTTCTTCAAAACACTTGCGGAATGTAGGATCAGTCAATGCTTTACGGTCATGATTACCTTCAACTAAAATTTTAGTACCGTTACAACGGTTCATGTATTCAGCTGCCTTTTGAGCAGGCAAGAATGCCACATCACCCAAAATATAAACAAGGTCTGTAGGTTCAATTAAATCGTTCCATTCCTTGACCATGGCTTCGTTCATGTAAGCAACATCATTACGAAATCTTGCCCGTGATACCGGGCAGAACTTCATAATATTTTGGTGCCCCCAATGTGTATCGGAGGTTATCCATGTTTTCATTTTATATTCCTTATATATTCTATACACCAATCATGTTCTTGCCATTTTGCGGTGAATTCTAAAATTATTCTTTTCAATAAAACTATTGTAGCAGACTTTTCATTTATTGTCAACATATGGAAATACCCGGCGCGCCGGGTATTTTAGAGAACAGATACGTACTTTTGCAGAGGTATCTGCCGTGTTACTCTATTTAGCTTACACTAAATCGTAGCGACTGGTCATCACGGCCTTAAGCATGATTGCTTCAGGCGAGAATGCGTCTGGGTCTGCACCCAATACACTAGCAGCAATCGCTGGTGAGAATCCTGATACAAGAGCGGTTCCACTCTTGTCAAACTCAACTGGAGCGTTTCCGCTAGCATTCAAGTTCCAGAAAACTACCTTAGGCAATTCGTATCCTGCTTCACTGTACTTACGTGCGATCATTTCCATTGCACTGTCATCATACTTAACGCAAACGTTAAATTGCATGTCAGAGAAAATCATCAGTGTCTCAGGCATTTCTGCTTGTGATACCTTGTTCTTAACCGCAGTGCTAAGGATTTGATTGAACGCACCATGTAGGTTTGTACTCATTTCCCAATCTGAACTGATCATTTGATCAATCTTTTGGTTGATAGAACCCTTAAGGTTCACCAACTTAGTATTGTCGCTGAAAGTCAAGAAGCAGTCCTTGAACTTACCCTTGTTCTTGTCAGCAAAGTACAATCCCAATGAGACTGCAATTTCCAAACAAGTGGTGTCACCCTTTTTGCCTGCCTTGCTAGTCATAGAGCCACTAACGTCAACTAGAGGCAATACGCTAGCGTCACCAACATAGTTAGGCAATGCGGCCCATTGTGCTTCAATAGCACCCAATTCAGTAGCAGACCACTTAGTTGTACCGTATCCGCCGATACGACCCTTCAGTACATCATGCGGGAAGATTGCGTTAGCATTGATCTTCACACCTGATTCGCCCTTAACCAACTTAGTGATATACTCAGCATAAGTTGTACCGTGACGACCGAAAGCCTTCTTGTAACGACTATGCGCTACACTTGGAACGTGACTGTAGTTGATGTTATCCCAGTCATTTGCACACATTTGTGATTCAACAACGGTTGTCATACCAACCAAAGTCTTACGATATTGCTTTGGGCTCATACCGAAGAATTCACGAATTTCAGCCGCAATCTTGCCCTTACGCGGAGTCCACTTAGCAGCAAGACCATTCTGTTGACGCAAGTAGTTGCCTAGTAATGCGTATGCAGTAGCCTTCATTTCCTTAGATTCAAAAACTAGCAAGTCATCAAACCGGCCAAGTTCAGGAACCTTAGTGATAAGACGAGCAGCATCAGCTGGGTTAGTCTTTTCCAAGTGAGTCAACACTTGACGGAAGATTTCCCGTTCACCAGCACCACCGCGGACATCACGTGCCCATTGAACAATACGCAATGCCAGATCGGCATTCTCAACGTAAGCTGCGGTGAATTGAGGGATGATGTTCTTACCACGACTTGCGCCGATGTTGTAGAACAGGTCAACACAGGCGTTAGCTGTTGACTGACGAGCCTTCATACCGTTTGTAGTACGGGCTTCTTGATTACCGATTGCTGTTGCGAATTGCATACTGTTTCCTTTCTTAGTTTTTAACAGGTTAATAC